CCTAGTATAGAGTTTCTATCTGGTGATGACAATAGACCGTTTTCATCAGCAAGTAAGTCTGCTGACATTACAGAGCCTGCACCTATACCTGCTTTTTTAGGATTAAACTTTGCAAATATACTTCTAATATCACCAGGATTAAATATCTGTAATGATTCAATCTCCTTTCTATTCATATCCTCATCAAAATGCTTTGCTGAATCATACCCATCATTTTTCAGCTTACTAATAACTTTGTTTGCTGGGTCGTGAGCGTTGTAAGCACCAATAGTTTTAGGTGTTGTAAACTCCCAACTGGGTGCATTGTCTACATCTAACAAACCAAATCCACCTATACTCTTACCTGATTCTTTAACATCGTCAGGCAAAGCTATATTATTAGCTCTTGTCCTTATTGGTGTAATGTTAGACCCTTGTCCAGTACCTTTAGCTCTATCCATAGCATATGAACTTGCTGAATCACTTTCATCAGCAAAGAAAGTTCCTGGTCTAAATTCGTCAATGTTATTAGCAGAGCCATGATAGTAAGTATTATCACCAAAGCCCATAGCTGTAGCTCTATCTGCTGCGGTATTTCCTTCCTTTAAACCTAAACGCTTTACACCTTCATAAGCAGCATCCATGTTCAGAGCTTCATCCATTAGCTCCAGCAGTCCTCTTAACCTAGCCACTATTTAGTTAATCCGTTTTTCTTCTCATAACTTCTTAAACCTCCTAATCCAAGCATACCCATTAAGACTGGCAACATGGTAGAGGTATCCGCTTGGGGGACTACAATCCCAAAGGGTGCTAACAGTGGAGAGAGTAAAAAATTGACTGTAAATCCTGCTACACATACCCATCCAACGGCTGGTCGCCATCCTGCTTGAAACCATGCACCTTTAGCATCCTCTTTGTTGACAGCTATCTGTGCTATGGCTATCTCATGGGCTTGTTTCTCTGCTAGTGTAGATATCTCAAAGGCTAGTTTTTGTTTAGTGTCGGCATCAGGTATAAACTTATCTAGTATTGCTGCGACTGGTGCTATAAGGGCTGATAACATTAGTAAATCCATCCATATAATATACAAGCAATGACAGGGCTAATAGGTAGCACTGCTAGTAGGGTTAGTATTGCAAGAAAAATCTTACGCATGAACAAGGACGGCATAGCAGTAGCTCCATAATAATACGATTGCAAAACAAATGATGACAGTAGTTTCTTTCATAGCCCACCTAAACTAATTAATACTTTAATTAATAAGAATACGATACCTGCAAATACTGCCATGATAATCTTTTCCATCCTAGCAAGCCTTGCATTAATACCTTCATAACGAATGGCACAAACTTCTTCATGCGTATGTAAGTCTGCTTTCACTTCATGTACTTGGTTAGTTGATGCCATTATTTTCCTTTAGGTGCGTTATATAAATTGATTGGGGGTAGTGTAAGTTCTTGCCACATAGTTAATCCATTAATAATCCAGATGATGTTCCTGCAGCTTGAGCAGGAATTAAAGAACTTCCTCCTCCTAACAAACCTTGACTTGCTTGATTTTGTAAATCTAAAAGACTTTGTATAGCTTCATTTTGAACTTTAGGATCAGGAGATAAAAGTTGCTTTCTTAATATTTCTCCTTGTTTATCCCCTAATACATTGCTTTTTATCATTCTTGTAAGAACTCTTAAAAGACCTGTTTTACCGCCAGTAGCTACATCTGCTACATCTGCAAGCTCACTTGTTGCTATGTCTCTTGCTTTTGTTTGAGACCCACCTAGTATTTGCTGTTGAGTGTCTTTTAATCCACGCTGTAATTCTAATTGTTTTACAAAAGCACTATAACTTTCTGAGTCAGGAAAAGCTTGTCTTAATGCTTGTCTTTGTTTGTCACTACCAAAAACAGATCTTTCAAAATCTCCTCCTTTAAAATTTGAAAGCTTTTCTTTTATTTGGCTTATTAAACCTACTCTAAACGATTCTTTTTCATCAAGATTCATTTTTCCTAATTTGTCTAATAATTCATCAGTAGTTAATTTTTTGTTTCCAGCTTGTTCTCCAAGAGAATGAGCATCTCTTATTTTGCTTTCGTCTGCAAACTTAGCATTAGCTTTTTTGTAATCAGGGTTATTTTTTTTGATTAAATCATTAAATTGTTTTCTAACGGTTTGTACATCATTTCCTAAAGCAGTTATTTTTCCAGTTACTTTATCAGTTTCACCTTCAACAACACGATCAAGACCTATTTTAACTTGATGCAATACATTGGTTGGAATGTAGTCAGATGATTTAATTTGCTCTAAAGTTGGAAGTTTCTCACCATAAACATCAGCTCTTTTAACTGCCTTTTCATAAGCCTCCTTAAAAATATTTCTATCTAAAAAAGGCTTAAAATCTTTTGCTAATAATGATTTGTTGTAAGCTTCTGGGTATAATTTTTCAGCTTGTTCTTTTTGTCTTTGTGTTAGCTTTTTAACGTAGTTGTAACCAAATACATCAGATTCTACTTTAGATTTATTTATAAGACCTGTTGTTATTTCATCAGGAATATTTCTACCTCTTTCTTCTAAAAATTCTTTAGTTTGTTTTTTCCCCACTCCAGGAGTTGCTTGAACTACAAATCCTAATTGTTTTAAGTTGTCACCAAGGTCAGCAATAGTAGCGTTACTAACACCTAATTTTTTATACTCCGCTAATAATTTAGGTATGTCAGCTGGGTCTATTTCATCTTTAGCTAAAATATCAGCCAAAGTTTTTGTTGCAGATTTATTAGCATCTCCAAGACCAAACTTTTGACCAAGGGTTCTTAATGCTGTTCCACCAAACCTTAATGCTTCACCTAATACGGGAGCTCCTATAGCTCCTATTGTTCCTTGTATAGCAACATTTTCTGGGATATCTGACATTTCTTCAGCAGTTCCAACTCCAGTTATTGCGCCAACTCCACCACCAACACCAGCTCCTGTTCCCACCCTTGATCCAAGGCTAGATGATTGCAGTCCTTTTTGCACAGCTCCCATACCAAGCTTTGAACCTATAGTTTTAACTAATCCAAATGGCAGTGCTAGTGATGGTATTATTTCAGCAAGAGTTGCAGTTACAGGAAACTCTTCTCCAAACTGTTGCTGTTTCCCTCTAATTTCATCTCTTACAGCTTTGTACTCATCACTATTAATAGACCCAGTTCTAATTAACGCTTCTAATTCATCAGCAAAGCCAAAAGTAAGACCTTGACCAGCAGATCTAAATCCTTCTTTTAAAGGACTGTATTCTCCTGTTTTTAATGGAGCAGGAGCAGGAATGTTAGATTTTTCTTGATCTAATTTTTGTTGCTCTAAATCAAGAACATTAGTAATCTCTTCATCAGAAGTGCCTGCTGGAAAATAAATAACTTCTCCATTAAACTCAATAGGTACGTCTTCAGGAGTTACTTTTACTTGAGGTAATGTCATTTCAGCCATGCTTATCCTTTAATTTAATTATCTATTGAAACCAAACCTTCGCCAGGAACATACTTTCTTGCTCCATAATTACCAATTATTAATTTTGGATCAACTTCGTACTCTTTGGAAAAATTAGCATACTCATTAACCAATTTATTTTTGGTGTCTTGTGCAACTTTAAAGAAATCTTTAGCAAGTTGATTAAACTCTTGTCTTTGTGTTACAGTCAACTTCTTACCTTCTAAGTTTCTTGCTTTCCAGTTTTTCATTCTATCTAAAAGACCAGAAGATTTTAAAGCAACTTCTAGTTCAGACTCTCTAACAACAGAACCTGGGTCAAGCATTTTCATAATACTTGTTGCAGTAGCTACATCAGATATTGGAGTACCAGACTCTACAGAAGCTTGAATTTTATTCATATTATCTCTGTATTCATAAAATTTGTTATCTTTCATTCTTTGATCAAATCCATTTTTTAGATATTTTGCTCTTTCTATTTTTCCTGTTGGTGAATCAAATTTAGCTCCCTCTACTGACATTGCATCTTCTAACTCTTGTCTTCTTTCTTGTTTCAAAACTTGTTGAGCGTGTACTGGTGCTAAGTTAGCAAATGTTGTTCCTTTTTTATATTCAACTCCAGTATTTGGATTAATTGTACCCTCATAAGCTCTTGCTAATCTATCTGGAAGATTGGTGTACTTAGTTTCGCTTTCTTTTGGAATGCCAGGTCTAATAAGCACTCCATCAATATACAAATCTTTAGTTCTATCCACTTCTTTAATATCTGGTTTTTTAGCTTTTGCAATAGCTGCTTGACCTGTAATTAAATCACCATAAGTAATAGCTCCAGCTTTGTAAGCTTTAACAAGATCTGTTTCTTGTGAACTAGGAGCTGTGGTTGTTGTTTTTAGTTGATCTTGTGAAACTCCTAAACGTAACGCATCCATTGGATTTGCATTTACTACGTCATACATTGGTGCAACTGCTGTTGATTGTGCGTTTGGATTGTAACCAGATCCACCCATTAAAGTAGATCCTATTGTATCGTCTTGTAATGTTCTTGTTTGAAATGGAGCTACAGGAACTTCTTGTGTAGGATCAATTGATGTTGTCCCTGTTGGTAAAGCATAATTTTTTCTAAACTCATCTTGGCTAGCTTGTATATCTCTAGCACGCTTCATGTCTTGCAACTTCTTATTCATCATTGCATCTTTGCCCATTTGATCATAAGGACTTTGAGCTGCTTGCATACCAGACAATCCAGCCTTAGCAAGATAAGGAAATATACTGCCGTATCCTTGATTTTTAGGCTGCGCTGCATAAGACAAACCAGAAGCTAGTAATCCTTGAAACAAAGACTGTTTATTTGCTTTATCTAGCATATCTTGATAATTGCCTTCTCCCAACAATCCCATTTCAGCCATTTGTTTCATATTGGCGCTAGGCGCTGCACCAAATATATTAGTCCCTTGTGGAACTAAGTCTTTTAAAAAATCTAAATTAAATGCCATATTTTATCCTTGGTAACTTGTTGGAAATAATCTTCTTCTTTCATCTTCCACAGAAGTAAATGATGTAAATGGTTTTGGTACGTTAATAGCTAACAACCCATCTCTTGGGTCAGTTGGCTTTCCTTGTATAACTTGAGGAGCAGGAACATTCATTTGTGGTTCTGGTTGAGGCTGAAGCAAGCCTGCTCCAGTCATACCTAATGAAACTTTGTCAGCAGTAGACATATCATCATCAAATTGATTTGTTATAAGATCAGTGCCTTTTTGAAATACATTATTAGTTCCTGTGCCCGGAGTGTCTCTAAATAAACCTGTGTTTGGTACATTTAAATTTGCTACAGATTCTGGTCCTAAGTTTGTATTTGTTGCTAAATCCATGTATTGATTAGACATAGGGTCACCTAAGTTAACAACAGAATTTTGTGTTCCTAGCATAGACGTTCCATCTGGGGTAAACATACTTATTGTTTCAGGATTCATTGCCCCCATTGTTGTTTCAGCTATAGGTTGCATACCACCCAAGCCTTGTGTAGCAAGTTCAGATGTAAGTTGGTCTGATCCAACATTAAACAAACTTTCAGCTCCCATAAGCTTATCGCCTATGCCTGCTGTAGCACCACCAATTAAAGCAGATTTTAGTGGATCTTTTCCTTGTACTAAACCCATACCAGCGCCTAACATTGCTCCCATTAACATTGGTTTCATTATTTTCCTCCTCCGCCAGAGCTAGTAGTAGTCTGGTTAACTGGTGCTGGTGCACCGTAAGCTGCAGCTAAGTAGTTACTTAATTGCTGTTGTGGTGCATTTACACCATATTCATATCTTGAAATGTCAGCTTCTAGTGCTTGACGATCTATGTCTTCTTGTGTTCTACCTACGTTAGCCAATTGATTAATGTCAGCATAATCAGCTTGAGCCATTTGAGGTGCAGTAGCAATAGCTTGATTTTGCATACCACGCTCTGCTCCATAGTTTTGATAGGCTAATCGTGATGCTGTGTCAGTTAATGCTGTTGCTAGGTTTTTAGATGCTTGTGACTCCATTTGACCCATAGCACCTGAGCCATATCTTCCTGATGCAGCAGTTCTACTACCAATATCTCTAATAGCTGTGTTAAATTGATCAATTGCCGGTCTTGCTGCTCCTGCCATCATTCCTGAGAAGTAAGGGTTTCCAGCTGATAGATAGTCACCTTGTACAGTGCTTAACTGTTGAGCTTGAGCTGCTGGAAGTAACGGATTGCCTCCTAATGCTCTTGACTCAGCTAGACCTAATGCTGTTTTTGTTTGTGAGGAAGGATCTACATAGGTTTGACCTGGATAGTATTCTGGTGCTCCACCTGAATACATGGTTTTTGCTTCATCTAATCCGTATTTTATGTAAGGCATTATTTCCGGGTCAATATTTTGCGTAGTAGTCTGTTGCTGACCTCCACCACCACCTTTAAATAACTTCCTACCCATCTTACCGTTATCAATAGATTGGTTTCCGTCTAGCTCTGGAAAATAATCGTGCATCATAGTTTTAGCTCCATTAGTGTGTATTTTGATTGCATTTTATAAGCCATACGCCATAACCTTGCGATAGCTTTTGATTTAGTAGAACCCTGTATTGAAGTTCCACCACTGTTTTTTACCCATTGCACAAACTGATCCCAACATTCTTGAGTGTTATTGCCACCTATGTAGCTAATGTAGCAAACACGTTGTGATCCAAGTGTAGTCCATTGTATTGTCAAGGCTACATGACATTTGTCTTCATCATCCATTACCATTAGTAGTTGTTGTTGCCCTTGTATCACTAATAGCTTTAGTTGATCTATGGTGTACTCACCGTCTCCCATTTTCATGGCTTGTTCTATGTGAGGAACTGCTTTATCCCAAAAACGGTGTACTTGATTTGTTGGTACGATGTATAAGTTCATAAGACTAATAGAGTTGGTTAATTACCCTACTATTATATACCCAAAGGTATTATCTGCCACACTGTTAGGCAAGTGGGTTATAGTTGCCTGACCTTTTTGTCTATCACTAATATAAGGTAATCCAGTAGAACCGCTTACCTGTGATGGATAGTGCATAACTAACTCTAGTGTTGAGGAAGGTATGCTAGGTCTAGCGTAAGGTGTTGTCTGTGCAGGAAATGCAGTTAAAGCTACATTAGCATCATCTACAGCACAATAAACTTCTACATAATCGTTAGCGTTTAAATCCAAAGGATGTGTTAAGTTTAAGTAAGCAGCACCTTCTACTATGCCTTGTTTATCTGGAACAGTTACAGATACTGCGGTGTGAGGAACATCTACACCATTTACTCTAAACCACAAATAAGCATTATGAATTTGAGATAAAGGATTATTAAACCTTCCCACAAATGTTACATTATAATATCCTGCGTAATCCACTGTAACTATATCGCTTGCTAATGACATAGCATAAGCACTTTCTGCTGCTCCTAAAGCAACTCTAGTAGGTGTATTAGCAAGAAAGTTTTGTGTTGTATCGTGTTCAAATAATCCATGAGGAAGCTGTACACCAGTTCCAGCTGCAGCAACACTTAATGGTGCAAGAAGTATAATAGACTCAAAGCCTATACGTTCGTTAAATAGTGTTGTAGTAGTAGCTCCGCCTGTGTTAAGCGTAATCTCCCCACTATTGTTAGACTTGCCTTCTACTAAGTTGTTCACCACTTCAGCAACTAAACGTGGGTCACCACCTTGAAATGGTAGCTTACGATACATTCTAGTCATTAACGATTACCTTGTGGTTTTAACTCTACGTCTATTGCCATAGCAGTTGTCCAGTTTCCTGTAGGCTGTACAGAGAATCGGTGATACCTACCAGCACTACGGAAGCTACATCTACCTTCTGAGGTTGCAGGCACATAAGCACTAAATTCAATAGAGTCATCAAGCTCTCTACGGCTTGCTACGGCTACGTTAGCAGTACCATTATCTATTTGTGGTCTTGCTAGAGTTGCTACGGAGTTATAACCTACCTCTACGTCTGTAGTTACTAATGTTGGGGTAATAGCTGTACCTGTAAATGTCATTACTTTAGCATCTTTAGCACCTGCAAATAAGAACTTCCCACCAACAAACAGTCGTGAGTCTAACGATGCAGGCATAACATCTATGTCAGTGTAACCAAGAGAGGATGTTAGTCCTTCTAATGTTGTTCCTGTACTAGCAATAGTGCCTACTACATCGGATATAGTTTCAGCTCTTGACCATTTTTGTAGTTGCCAATTGTAGATCAAGATGCTTCTAGTACCTTCTACGTTAGCGTAGTTCCATACTACTAAGTTTTTAATAGGGTCAACTGCTGCACTAATTGTGTTAATTTGTGTAAGGTCTGCATGGTCAAAGAAGTACCTATCCACTTTCTCTGTTCCAATACCATTAACTGTTTGACCATCGGTGCTATACCAACCATCATCAGATAAGAAAAAACTTAGGTTACCATACTGTGCTACCGAGTTACCCTCTAAACAACCTAAACCACTAGAAATAGTATCAAACTGAAAGAATAGTGGAGAGCCAACATAAGATGCACGCACCAATGTCTTTTCTAAGAATATAATACCAAACTCCCCACCTGTTACTGCTTGAATGTTTCCGCCATCAGGAATGATCTGGTAGTCAGATTGTGATGTAGGACCAGACACCCAATCAGTTTCATCCGAAATATCCGACCACTGTACCTTGTCAAATTCATCGCCAGTAGAAATGTTCCCAGCAAATACAAAGTCCCTAACAATGGCTATATCTTTTGCTACAGGTGCTGTTGCAGAAACATCAGCAAAGACTGTGGATACGCCAATAGTCCATGCTTGTATTATTTCAGAGTTGTTGGTAGCAAGCACCACTTGACCGAATTGCTCAAATTTCCATGTGCTGTTACCACCATAGCCACCAGCTTTAGAGGCATCTGTTAAATTAAGTGTGGTGTTATCTAAAACAAATAGCTTTGTAGCACTGCCTGCAAACACCTGTACGTTATCACCATACTTGGCTACAAAAACACTGTTAAGGTTTTCAGTAGCAGAGTTAGAGTAATCTTCTGCACTAGGAAATGCTCCGTATCCTACAGCTACAGGGAATACGTTTTTAGCATCATTTAGTGAGCCTGCATTAGCAGGTTGGTCTGGTAGCCATTCAGTAAACTGGATTCTTTGGTTAGACATTAATTTACTTGACCTCCTAGTATTGAGCCTGCTGTTATGATGTTAGTGTAAGAGATGCCATCTATTGCGTTACCAGCTGCTCCACCTGCATATAGTACATAACCAGCTTGTTGAGAACCGTTAGACCCAGCAAGACCTAGATTACCACCATTACCACCTGGTCTATCTGATCCAGTAGAGCCATAAGTAAAAGCACCGCCTGTTGTTAATGTTCCGTCACCAGCTCTTCCTGTACAATATCTATCACAATTTACTCCTGCACCTATACCGCCATATCCAGCAGGTATAGCCGTGCTTCCAGTTCCAGTTGGGGGAGATTGTAGGTTAGCGTTTGTTGCATTATGATAACCACCTGCACCACCACCACCGTTACCAGCAGCGTGATAAACTACCCTTCCTGATCCACCACCACCTCCACCTCCACCACCACCTATAAGGTTGTTGTTGGTAAGGTTAAGTGTGTGTCTAGTGTAAATAGCTGTTCCACCAGGACTACCTGCGTAGCCAGTTCCTGCCCATCCTTCAGAGTTACTTCCTCTACCACCATTACCACCACGACCAGTAATGCTTGATCCGCTACTAACATTTAAGTTAATAATACTATTGGCTGGGAAAGACCCTACATTAAAAGCAGGGGATGTGTTAGATGTAGATACAATATTAGTTCCAGTATCCATAGTGACGTTAGCAATGATCTTGTAAGTCTTTGTGCCAATCTGTGATACTACTTGATTCCACAAATTAAAGTCTTGTACTAATCCAGTTAGGCTAACATTAACCTCTACAACATATGCCTCTTTCCATACACCGCCATCATTAACAAATACTGCCTTTACTTCAGACCAAGTTCCACCTTGATTGATGTGGATAAAGTTAGACTTTTTATAAGTGCCATCATCTTTGACGTATATACTCATGATTAAACAATATACCAAATATCGCCATTAGATCCACCTGTGGGGGAACTAGTAGATACCGTTCTTACTCCACCTGCGTTAGTACCAATGGTAACACCACCAACAGTAGCACCTGTTATTGTTCCACCTGTTATGGCTACAGCGTTAGCGTTCTGTGCTGACATTGTGCCTAATGCTCCAGTCTTTGCTTGTACATAAGCTGTTGTTGCTATTCTTGTAGAGTTATCTGTAGCTAGTTGCGTAGGAGCAGTAGCATTACCAGTCAATACGGTAGTGCCGTTTACGGTAAGGTTACTTCCAACAACCATGTTATCGCCATCAGCACCTGTAATCATATTCTTTAATTGTGCCATCAATTCTCTAATTGAGTTATTGATCGTACTGGGGGGACACCCTTCATTTATGTTAATACCGTTAATATCGGTGTTGCCAGAAGCACTTGAATCGTATTCTGATATTTTAGTTTTTGCCATGTGTTATCCTTTTAGTTTCCAATCGTTATCACCTACTGTTGAATCTGTCCAAACACTACTTCCAGGAGCGGTAGTAGTCCATGCCTCTGTGTCATACGTTACATCAGTCCACTCCTCACCAAGTATGTATCCTTCTGCGGTTACGGTATTTGTTGCGGTAATTGCAGCATCAGCAAATCTTGTTACGCTTGAGAAAGCAGTTATTGTTGCTATGCCTTCTACACTTGCATGACCATTTGCAACCAATCCACCAAGAGCGGTTAACTCTGCTGTCCAAGTAATACTTGCATCACCAAAGGTTATTTTAAAGCCGTCTGCGGTTAATGTAGCTTCAGCAGCAATAGTTGCATTAGAGTATATAATAGAGCCTGAGAGAGCCACTGTGAGCGTTGCAGCACCACTTATGTCGCCTTCACCGAATGCTATATAAACTGCATTAGAAGTAACTGTAGCTCTTCCAGTGATAGATCCGTTAGCATCGTTAACTAAACCACCTAATGCTGACACTAATGCTGTAGCAGTAATATCTCCTGATCCAAGACGTATTCTAATGCCGTCAGCTGTTAGCGTAGCTATAGCCGATATAGATCCTGATGAGCTTCTTACCCTTGTAGAGTTAGCTACAACTGTGCCTACACCTGTGATAGATGCAGAGCCTAGTTTGGCAACTGCTCCACCTGCGGTACTATAAGGAGCTTCCGAGAATGATTGAAAGCCAAACATTAATCAGCCTCTTCTGGTGTATTTCCTTCGGCTACCCATTCTAAATATTCTTGGTAGTCTGTGTTATTTGGGTCTGTTGGGATAGAAGCGTTGTCTGATAGTCTTATAATTGATGTAACTTCATCTTGACCACTTCCAATATATAATTTATACATTTTATAGCTCCGCACTAAAGATTAATTTTGAAGCAGTTGAGTTGTTCATGCCTAAAGCACACATTCCAGTTAGCCCTGACTTTTGAACGTCTACACCAATTGAACCTGATGCTGATTGATTTAAACTTATTCCTACAGCTGTTCCCCAGCTATTAGCATGCCATGCTCTATAATGACTTAAAGTCCCAAAGCTTAAAGTAGGTCCAGCTCTCATAGTGACGGGTGGAAAAACAAAGCCTGTCATAAAGTTTGTAGCTTGTGATGGTCCAGTGGATAACCATTGAAAAGAAGTTTCTCCACCTAATACATAACAATACCTCTGACACAAATCTAATTGTGTTCCGTATTGTAGGTTCTCAAAGTCTGTAGCTGTAGTGCCTGCTTCTAGTTGTACGCCTGTGATTTGCCATGTTGCTGACGAGTTATTCATAAATGATACACATGATGATGTTCTTCTATAATTGCCAGAAATCCATGAATCAGTTGTAGCAGTTACAGAATCACTTCCATTGTCAAGATTAAATAAGGCTATTATTCCTGTACTATTATCTGATAACCATGTTCCTATTGTAGGACCAGTAATTGTTATTGTTTTCTTTTCCCATGTATTTGCACTTACCACATTATATTCAGAAACAAAAGACCTAGTAAAGTCCCAATTATGAAAGGACACTGGATAAGTTCCAGTAATACTAGCTTTTACCCAAAAAGATAATGTAACTGTTTGTGCATTTGCAGTTCCCCAACCTAAATGGGCAATATTATATCCTTCTATTCTTTGTCGTGGAGAAACAGAGTCACTACCAGTAAGAGTATCTGGTGTAGCGTTAGATGTTATTTTTAACGATTTATTAAACCCTGCTGGAGCATCTATGACTTGTTGATATGTAACTTCAGTTGTCCCAAACATTTGTAATTGCCATCTGTCTGTTGTATATACATTAGCAGTTGCACTATTGCTTACTCCAGCATTACGCTGGTCAATAGCCATATTACCATTGATAATAAGGTTCTTTGTGCCTGCGTAAGAGTTAGGTAGCCCTGTTAATTGAGAACCATTACCAGTTGTTGTTAGCAGTGTACCGCTACTTGCAGGAAGGTCTAATGTGTTAGTACCTGCAACACTAGGTGCTTGTATCGTTAGCTCACCAGAGGTATCGCCTTTTAGTTTAATTGATGCCATTATTCATCCTTATTCTGGTTTAGTTGGAAGTGTGACGTTATAAGGGGCATCTTCTTGTTCTGTAATATCCCGTAAGGATTGTCTGTATGTTGCCCATGCTGCTTTGTCTACAGTGCAGTCTGGTATTTGAGTCCAGTCTGAAGCTTCTAGCAACTGATTCCTTTGTTCGCGTAATTGTTCCCATGCTCGTGTTTCTGCCCCTGCTTCCCATGCTAGGTCACTTGCTTGAATTTCTGCAATTTCTTCTGCAGATAATTCTATACGCTGACCATTAACTATTTTATGTTGTGCCATATCCTACCCTTATGATTGATTTAACCCTAATACTGTAATTTTTCCTGCTACTAAAGTACCTGCTGACATTTTTAATTGTATAGAATTTTCAGTTACTACCTCAGTGCGATGTGTACAAAACTTATACTGAGTAAAACTAGAGTTTGGTTGAAACGCCATAGAAGAAGTGCCTTGAGCAAGAGCGGTTGTATTAGAAAAGTCTCCACTAAGATTTATTTCACCTGTAATATCTCCATTTACACCACCTAATAAAAGATATGTCATGTCTTGAGGGGTAGAACTTGAGCCTGTATAAGTTCCTGTGGAACTCATCCTAAAGTTAGAACTTGACCTAGATGTATCAAAACTTGCTCCATTTTGACCAAAAAGCATTTGAAAATATGAGTTAGTATTACTTGGTTGAACACCACTTACGATTATTTTAAAAGCATCATACGATGTATAGGAACTAAAATCCACAATAACAGAAGCAGTAGAAGATAAATTTGTTCTTGATAAAACTGACCATGCACCACCACCAGGTAAGTCAGTTAGATTAGCTCCGCTGATTGCAGGTAATGCACCAGTTAATTGTTCTGCTGGAATTGTTCCAGATGTTGAAATATTCCCAGATACAATTAAGCCATTAGATACCGTTAAATTATCACTGGCATCTATGGTACCTATGCCGTTTATTGTTATGCTCATTCTGTTACCTCTACTTAGTTAGCTATATCTTCTTTATCAAGTGATTCACGCAACATCTTTACAAACGCCTCACGACCAACAGATAGTTGGTCTAGGTTAAACTTTGTACCATTTATTTTTTTCTCTAAATCAGCCACGTGGTTTAAAATTGTTTGTTGTTCAGGGGTCATGTCTTCAAAGTGGTATTCTTTGTCATCAATCGTAATGGGTGTTTTTGTATTTTTAGCCATTATCGTTTCCTTTAAAGTTAGTTAAAATTAAGCTGTGTATGATGCTGCATCAGCGATTGCATTGTTTGCTTGAGTCATGTCTTCGTCACCCCACCATTCTTTTGCTACCATGATTCCAAGATGTTCTACGTTACGTTTTACGCAGTCTTTCTTTTCTTGATCTGTTTCGTCAGCCATTGCTTCGCCTGACATGACAGCATAAATAAGGTCAACGGAATCACCCATTGCTTTATAGTGCTGTGCTTTTTCTTCAGTGCTTGGTACATCTAATACTACATTTTCGTCTGTCATTTTTATTCTCCTTTTAAGACAGTTAATTTAAATAGTAAGCAGTTGAGCTGCCTTAAGTTCTTCTACAGTTGTCATACTATCTACTTGGTTAGTAGCGTCTCGTAATGCCTGTTTGTTTGCTACGATAGAAGATGTATCTGCACCTAATTCTAATGCTCGTTGAAACTCTACATCTAGTTTTTCTAGTAAAGGTTTACGCTCTTCACGCAATTTCTCTTTAGTAATGTCTTTTGCTTTATTGATGTTAACTTGGATTTTCATCTGTCACTTCCTTTTCTGTTTGTTCTGCAAACCATGCGTCTGCACCAATACCTTGTCCATCAGGCGTTCCTAAATCTGTAGGGTTTAGTTCCCAAGCATTTCTAAATGTTCTGTCACTTGGAACTTCGCTATCCTCTACTATCCAGTAATCTACACCCAAAGGTACATCTTTACGAGCAACTTCTTCAACTGCTAACTCACCTGTAGGAATAACTACTGCTACTCCACCTTCTTCTATTTTATATACTATTCTCATAATTTATCCTTATCTAAATACTTGAACACAGTTAATTATATTATCTACAAGAGATAGGTTATAAGAGCCAGTCCCTATCCTTACGCTTGTAGTTTGCAAAACAGATGAATAACCTCGCTTTATGTTAATAGCACCATCACAGTTATTAGTTGATGTAGATATTTGAGATAATCCTCCAACCGAATAATTAACATCAGGCATAGCAGTAGCAAAATTAATGATGTAATTGCCTACACCAGTATCCGTAATACTACTTACATTACCACTTGCTCTAATTGCTACAGTTCCTGTGCCATTAAAGTTTACCCATGCACGAGCAGAGTAAGATGGAGCAGAACCTGTAGCCGTAGATAAAGATGCTGGTGATGGAACAGGATATAAGGTATTGCCATTACCCATTCTAACTTTATTAACACTAGCATTACCTATCGTTACTTCGTTAGATACAGTAGCAGAGGAAGTTTGTGCGTTGTATCCTATTACTATATTATTAGAACCTGTTGTTAGATTGTTAGCTGCATTTCTTCCTAAAGCTGTGTTAGTTCCGCCAGTTGCGTTATATAAAGCGTCACGACCAATCGCTGTATTATATGATGTAGTTGTATTAGTACGTAATGCATTTTTTCCAATTGCTACATTGGCAGTTCCTGTTGTGTTACTATAAGATGCTTGATAACCTACAGCAGTGTTATCATGTGCAGTGGTGTTGAGCTGTAAAGCCCCTGTTCCTACTGCTGTGTTTCGTATGCCTGTTGTTGTAACATCTAATGCTTGTCTACCTATTGCGGTATTTTCATATCCAGTGGTTACATTTCTTGCCGCAAAAGTTCCAACAGCAGTGTTATCATAGCCGCCATTATTATCATATAAAGCGTGCCAACCAATTGCCACATTATTAGATGAGGTTGTATTGGAAAATAAAGCCTGATAACCTATTGCTATGTTGTTAGATGCTGTGGTGTTATTGTAGAGGGCTTCACGACCTACTGCTGTATTAGAAACACCTGTAGTCGTGTTATACAATGTTTGTTGACCGATAGCTGTATTTAGTGAGCCTGTAGTAATAAGATACCCAGCTCTCCAGCCAAAAGCCTCATTAACTCCTGTGGTATCTGAAAATAATGCTCCACGACCAACAGCCGTACAATAACCATTAGTATTGCTATATAAAGATTGATAACCAACAGCTGTGCCTTCAACGCCTGTGGTGTTGTTACGCAATGCTAGAGTTCCTAAAGCAGTATTAGCTCCTCCTGTGTTTGTATAAGCAGCTTGATAACCAACAGCAACATTGCTATTTGAAACAGTATTAGAAAAAAGAGATTCACGACCAAGTGCTGTATTGAAAGCGCCTGTAGTATTATTTCTTGCTGCATTTTGCCCTATTGCTACTAAAGAACTTGCAGTAGTTGTATTTGACCCAGCTTGAAAACCTATGGCAGTATTTCCATTTCCAGTAGATAAAGTTAATGCTGTGTGTCCAACAGCAGTATTCCATTGTGTTGAACCAGTTGCACTAGATAAAGCATTTAATCCTAAAGCGGTATTAGAAACTACACTATTAGCACCTTTACCGATAGTGAGTCCGTTGACATTAATATCTGATGCAAAGCCTGTTGCATTTAAATCAAGAATAGGTGTTCCGTTAGACTGTAGCTCTATAACACCACTTGTGTCTGGAGTTATAATTAGACCATTAGTTGTATCTGCGTTTATTGTTGTTGCCATTATACGACCACCCATTTACTAGAAGCAGGAACAGTTACGGATACGCCACCAGATATAGTTACTGGACCAGCTGACATGGCGTTATAACCTGTAGGCACAGAATAATTTGCACCTACCGTTCCATTGTTTACAAAGATACCGTTAGTAGCGCCCATCTGTGGAGCTACACCAGTATTGTTAGAGTCTTGTACTACAGCCTTTTCAGCAGGGTAAGTACAGAATACATCGCTAGTGCCAGCTAAAGTAATTTTAGAGCCAGCATTGCTAGACTCTAGTACGGTGTCCCTAGACAACGTTGTTCCTGACGATGTGTAAGTACCAATACCTACTTCCCATTCACTACCCGATACTAACGTATAGTAGGTAGTATTAGCATCACCAATGACACTAAATGATTGGAAGCCTGCACTAGCACCAGCTAATGTAACTGTGCCTGTACCTGTGGTAGCAGTAGTTTCCTTTACCCTATCTTTAAAGACGAGAGCCATGTGTTATCCTTACGCTAATTCTACGGTTAGGTTACCAGTAGTGATCTTGAAAATATCACCTGAATCAATAGTTTTAGGAAGGTCTAATGCAGTGTGGTACAAAAGGTTGCCTCCAGATAATGCATCATTGATACCTATCCAACCAACAGTACCCCATCCAGCAGTTGCAGTAGGGAAAGTAATATCTGCATCCGTAGCTACAAGACCTGTTGTGCCTGTTGCAGTATCAAATGTTACAACCGCTCTAGCGTATGATCCACCAGATACTTCTGCACCAGATGCATCATCACCAGGATTAGAAGTCCATAGTGATACATAGATTGTAGTAGGAGCAGTGTACGTTGTACCGTTCAATGTTCCGTTAAGTAGTGCGTTTTCCAAATAGTTTGACATTTCAGCCATAGTAAATTACCTCTTAGATATAGTTATAGATAGTGGTTGTGCAGGATACTCAGAGTCATCATCGCTTTTAATTACTGCGTTAAGACCTCTGTCATACATAGATGCCCATGTTTGTAATCGTTCATCGTTCATAAGATAAGGTTCAGCCTCACCGAGTGATGCGTATAGCAACAAGTCAGGTGTGTAGGCTAACCATAAATTAGAAGGATTAGTGTCGCTTAAATAATCTGGCTGATAAAAGTAAACCATTTGAAGCGTGTAGTCTGAATCAGGTACAGGAGCAAATTGAAACTCAGAACCTAGCAATGTGTAATAGTTAGGAGCACCCTTGTAAGATGTTCCTGCGTTTCTAAAGAAGTTGCTAGTAGATAAAAACTCTATAGTCTTTACAGGGTTACCTTGTATATGTAAGTCTTTCATAGCAAGGAAGTCTGATGGCAAAGATACTGTAGAGTCACCTGTTGTAGCAACAGCAGTAGCTACTTTAAGCATTTGTCTTATGCGTAAATCTCTGCGTAGTCTATCTTCAGCTAGTCTAATAAACTCAGGTATCTGTGCAGTTAAATCAGTACGAGCTAGGTAGTCAGCTATCGTAGACTGTAGTGTAGTGTAGCTTGTAAAGAATGCCATTATACTGTGCCTTGTTTAGTTCTAAAGAACCTGTTGTCAGGATTGTTCAACCATGCTTTGAATCGTTTAGAATCTACTACGTGGAAGCCACGCATAATCTTCTGTTTGTTTAGTTCGTCTATTACCGTAAAAGGTATAGAAGCTATCTTGTTAGAGAACACGTCACCGTCACCCCATGTCGTGGATGATGTGTTGTACTCTCTTTTATTCTGTTCAATGATGTCAGTTATGTCTTGCTCTGTTGCAATAACAATACCGTCATCTGTGTTGTGTGCTACCGATTGTCTTTTCTTTGCTTTGTCTGTGCCTAATATTTTTGCCATAATGTCCTCGTAAGGAGATGCCCTCCGAAGAGGGCTATCCTTTACTTACTTTAGATAGATAAGTCTGAAACGATTGCGTGTGCTGCTTCGTTCTTAACTTCTAATGTGTATTCAACTAAAAGCTGAGTCTTCTCAGAATCACCTGTTTTAGCTAGTTCATTAGTTTGGAAAGGACGTAAGAAAGCAGTAGCAGCGTACTCAGGATCAAGCACAAATGCTTGTTCACCTTGACCTGTTGTAGCTTCATCATCAGCAGTAGTGAATCTGTTAGGAACAACAGATAATGTACCGAAGTCTGATAGATATACGTCAGCTGCACCAACGATAGTAGTTTGCTTGTTAGCTGGAGCTGCATAGCGTTGCTCTGCAATACCTGCGAAAGTAGAAACTACTTGCTTTTGTGTTGGAGAAACCATTAGCACGGTTGGGTTACCACCGTTTGTGTAAGCTGATTTAACAGCAGACTTCAACATAGTTTCTGTAAATGCACCGTCTGTACCAGATACACGAGCTGTAGTACCTAGTGAACCAGCAGTACCAGTACCAACATAGTTAGTGTTTAGCCATGCTTGTAGTGAACCAAGTGTACGTGCTGTTGATGAGTCACCAGCTGAAGCAGCTTGGTTAGCCAACATGATTTTTTCCATATCACGTTTTAATTCTGAAGATGCTTTAGCAAGTTGATAAGCTTTTTCTGACTTACGACCAGCTTTGTCAATTGTTTCTTCAGTACCAGCAATCTGGATAGTTTTTTGTGAGATCTGCGTTCTGTTACCAACTCTTGTTGTAGGAGCTAGTGTAGCAGATGTAGCATCCGCACCCTCAACCGCAGCGTTAGCTATTGTAGCATCTGAAAGACTATCTGTTTGCCATTCATGAAGAACGCCAGTAGCCTTAGTTTTGCCAATAGATGACATGAAAGGTGTTTCTGTAGGGGAGATATCATAAATCATATCTGTGAGGTCTTCCCTGTTACCAACTGATTGGTAGGTTTGATAAGTTGCCATTGTTTAAATTTCCTTAAATAAAGTTTTCAAATAACTTAGCAGCATCACGCACTTTGCCTGAGCCTTTAAGTTGTGCTTTTTGTCGTTGTTTTACATCGTTGTTGCTTTTGGTTTGCTTAGTACCACTCTTAATCATCTTAGGAGCGTTGGCTACTTTCTTCTGAACACCGGGTTTAGATTTCTGTAGCTTGTCGTACATGGCTGCCTTATGCAACACAAGGACGTGACGTGAGTCATAGACCTGAGATAACTCTTGGTCTGTAAAACCCACTGATTTGCCGTAGTTACGAATCTCACTGCGGAGTTGTTCGCCTTTAGCTTTGTCTGAAAACTCTGGTAGGACTTCTGCAAGCTTTGCTGATTCCTGAGCTATTTGTTTTTGCATGGCTTGAGCTCTATCCGCTTGTTGCTGTTGTGCAATGCGTTGTTGCTCGGCTCTTACTGCTTCCAATTGCTCTTTCTTCTCGGTCATCTCTGCGACCTTAACTGCGTACCCTATCGGATCGTTTTCTTTCATACTTGCAATATCTTCTGGAGAATCGTTCATTGTTAGCAACTGTTCTACCGCTTGCAAGCGTTGAGCATATGTATCTCTAACTTGTTGAGCCTCAATAATAGCTTTAGCCTCAGCTTCTACAGCCTTCCGGTTTTCTGCTAACTCTTGAGTCTTTTTAGTGTAGTCTGATCCGAGTTGATAGCCAGATACTAATTCATCAAAGGTAACCTCTTTCTCTTCACCTGATGCTTTGACGGTGAATGTCTGTGGTGCTTCTTCTTCAGTCTCTTCCTCAACTTCGTTAGAGTCTTCAGCTTCATAAGTTTCCTCTTCGGATTGCTCTTCCGATTCTACTTCTTCTTCTGATGCTTCTAAAGTTTCTTCTACAACTTCCTCTGATACGCTTTCTGAATTATCCTTTACAGGGTTCTCTTGGCTATCTAAGAAGCTTTCAAATCCACTTACCGATTCACTTACTGTTAGATTGCCACTTCCCTGTTCGGGAGTCATGGTTTCATCACTCATTTTGTATTACCTTTTATTCCTCTACGGGAGGTTACCGATTAGTAGGCAAATGCCTATAATATCTTCCATGCCTTATCTTTGATCTCGCCAGTCATTGCGATAGATTCAAGATTAGACATAATCTCGTTAATGGATCTTATGCGTTGGTATGCGTATTCTCTTAACTCAGCTTCGTCATCACCAGAGTATTGGATCATCTGTAGCTGTGTGTCTTTCATTTCTTTCATGACTTCCTGGAACTCAGTGCTTCCCAGTATGTTTTGCATTGCTTCTGATAAAGTCATTACATACCTCTTTGAGTTACGTCATTGATCTTTTCTAATGCGTTCATAAGAACCTTGGTTCGGTTTACTTCGTTAGCATCGTTATGTTTTTCAGCATCCATCATAAGTTCTAGCTCTTTCAATGCGAGTTCTTTAGTCTGTTGTATCTCTTTCATTTGCAACTCTAGTGCATCTTTCTGTGCCTTGAGTTCCATTTGCTCACGATCTAACTGTAGTTTAGCTTGGTCAGATTGCATCTTCATTTGAGCCTTCTGTATCTCTGCCTGTGCTAATGCTTCAGCAGCTTGTACTTGAGGGTCAGACTGTCCTTGTGATGCTTGCTGTGCCATTTGTTGAGCTTGTTCTTGACTAATATCCATTAGGAACTGTGAGTCATCTTTAAAGCCAGCCATGTTTACAAACTTAGCTAACGTGTCTCTGTATTGCTTGAGGTTAACTAAAGGATTGCCTAAGCCGTAGCCTTGGATAATCTGTTCTTGTTTTTCTAAGATCATTTGCATAGTAGCCAACTGTTCTTGCTTGCTACCAGTACCAAGACCTACGTTGACTGAGATGTTGTATTCATTCTTCCATTCTCTTGGATCAAACGGCACGTACTTATTGTTAACTCTAATGATTCTTTCTTTTTGTTGATACTTACATACGAGGTGCAATATACCTTTAAATAACGATGAGACACCTGTGTCTGCAAAGATACGTGCTACCAGTTCTAACTTACCTCCAGCTTGGCTTGTCATGGCTGCTACAGCGGTTGCTGTGACGTTTTGTAGAATATCTGGGTTAAGACCTTGCTGAGCATCAGAAACGCCTGTACGCTTCGCTTGAACACTATCTAAGTATTCCAACATAGGAAATGATTGATTAGCGTTAGATGTTACTTGCATAGGTACTAAAGCATTTGGGTTCTTAATCCTAATAACACCACCGGCAGTAGATGTTAATAAGTCATCCATATTGACCTGACCTTCTACTGCACCAACTCTATAGTTGTTAGTAAGGTAAAGATTATCTAACATCTGTCTTGTTATAGTTGACTTAATAAGCTGTATGTCCATAGTTCTATCAGCCAGTGATTGACCAAAGAACTTATGTGGAATTGGGATAGGACATACTGAATGGAATGGAACATAGTCACACTCTTCATCAGATAGTATTTCGTTAGAGGCGTAACATACCCGTCTCATCTCAGCTATACCGTCACCATCTAAATCTGTTTTGATGTAGCACTCATAGTATTCTACTTGTTGCAATGCAGGCTCTAGTGCTTCCATATCAGTAGGCAGTTCACCACGAGAGTATCGTGCAATCCTTTCTGGAGAGAAGTCTAGTGCATCACCAGTTGCTAATGAGTAAACCAAGTCTTCGTCATAACCCATAGCTACTAACTCGGACCGTGTCATCATCTTACGGTGAGCAGTAAACTCTGAGTCTGCTATCGTTCTAGCTCGTTTAGATATTAAGAACTCTTCAGGTGGTACGTTTTCTACTCTTACTTGACCTTTGTCTACCGTTCTTGATAGCTTAACGTCATGTGTTCTATTAACTAATGGAGGCACTTCCATCATCATTGGCATACCCATCTCATCCATCATAGGTTGACCAGTCATAGGATCAACAGCAGGCTGAGGTTCTTGCTCAATCATTACTTCATTAGTCTTTTGTGATACGACTTCAACATCCTCATCGGATGCTATCATTGCTAACTCATCGTCATTAAGATCATAATACTTTTCTGTTGTTACGTCTTTAGAGTCATCCCAGTATGCTTTAACTATTCCTACTTTTTGGAGCAAACCGTCTTTAAACCAGTCGTGCATAATAGCAAAGCCATTGTTATCTTTTTGGAAGATGTGATTAACGTAAGCGGTAGCCTGTTCTGCTGTCTCTTCGTCACCTTCATTCACTGGCTCAAATACCACTGCATCACTTGTAGACGTAAATATTTTCATCAGCTGACTCATAGCTCCGTCTACTGCTTCTGCCACTTCTCCAGTAACTATCTGTGACCTTCCAGCTACCTCATTGCCGTAACCCTCACGCAGATAATACTCTAGTGCTTCTTGGCGTTGGTCAGTTGTCTCTGTCTCTAGGTATCCAATAGAATCATTTATCTCAGATTCTAGGTACGCCTTTAGTTTGTTTTCATCTATTGCCATTTATACGATCCATTGGTTATTTTGTTGTAAAGGCGTATCCCATGAGGAAGCCTCGTTAGACATGCCGTCAACCACTGCACAGACATAACGCCAGGCATCTGCACCATGACTATACTCATCATGAAGCGGAGCACCAGGCTCTTGTGTTGTTTGGTTAATAGCTCTTCTATAATTCTTTAAGCATTCAATCAGTCGTTTGCTTTTATCAGCATCAAAGTAAGCTCTGCTAAAGGTCATCCTTGCAAGCTTGATGCCTGTCTCTATATCAGATCTAGGTATGATCTCAGTGTCCCACCCTAGCTTCTGCATAATCTCTTCAGCACTTGTTCCGTACTTAAAGTCTTTGTTTCTAGCATCATGGGGTAAGTACATCGTTCCCCAGTTGTGGTTTAACTTTCTCAACTGATCAGAGTAGCTGTCTAGTGTCCTGTGATCGTCTTCTATGTAGTCAATCACTCGGATCTCCGATAGTGATCTCTGGCATAGGATAATAGACATAGAATCATTCCATCCTAAGTCCATAACCACGTGAGTCTTTAATAAGGCATCACTTGGTATGTTAGTTACTCGTCCTTCCTCTTGGGCTAATCGTATCTCATTGTGATAGATAGCACCGTCTGCTGCAGCTTTAGTGTCGCCTTCCCAAATGTTTGCATAGTCTTCTGGATTCTGAGACATACACCTGGCACGTTCAATCTCTAATACTGTAGGAAACCAAGGGTTATCAGAGTAGTTAACCTTCTCTATTCTAGCGTTGGGAGGCTTGTTAATGACGAAACGCTTGTAAGTCTCATCAGTGTCCATGTAAGGGTTAAACGTCACCCAGATCTCGCTGCCAGGCTTCCTGATCGTAGGTATTAATATGTCCCATGATCTCTTACTAACTGTTTGTGCTTCCTCTACCCAAACAACCTCAACACCCTCAAAAGATTTTATACTTTCAACAGTGTTGGTTGCCAGACCTGCAAAGCTAAATTCCGTACCGTTGATACCTCGTATAGAAGTCTCAATGACCTCGTAAAAGTCTCCAAGACCTAAGTCCTGTATCTGATCTTTAAGCAGCGTATGGACCGATTGCTTGATACTCTTCTGGACTTCCCTGGCACATAGTATCCTCATTGGATTTTCTGTACCCTTAATCAATAACGCTCTAGCAAAGTTCCATGACTTACCAGAACCTCTACCACCGTAAGCTACCTTAAAGCGATGTGGTTCAAACAGCCATTTAAGTTTACTCGGAAACTTTTGATTGGACATCAATAAACTCTACTTTAAGGTTGTTGGTTAGTGAGCCATCGGAAGATGTAATATCTGTTTGGCTTTGAACCTTACCTTCTATGCGATCTAGGACCATATCAATAGCTTTTGTATCGCCTTCTTCAGCTTTCTGCACTAAAGCTTCCATAACTCTTCTAGCTCTTAACGCATCATCCTGAGTAATAATCCTGTTCAGGGTATCTTTCAATAACCTATTCTTTTTACTAGAGAAGTTGTTTCCTAGGCTTGCTTCTCTAGCCTTCTCTCTAGCTAATGCTAATTGTTCTTCTTTATCCATAATTTTGTAAAGCTCTTACGAGTTATTTACCCCTATGTTATCTCATTTTTTGTAAACGAATCATCTCTCTTA